TCAAAACGGAATGTCTTCCTCTTCGTCTACCTCTTGCGCCATATCCTCAAGCTTTGTTGGCTCAACTGGGGTAAAGCCATCAGCAACTCCGCCGCCAGCCTCTTCCAAAACCTGAACCTGATTGACGTAGGTAGAGCACCCGTAATCTTTGTAAGGCTCGTCTGAGACCTTCGCCATAATCTTGACCTTGGAGCCATAAGGAATTTCACCCTTCTCCCATAGACTCAAGTCGGGGTTAAAAATATCCACATCATAGGTAGTCGCGAACTTCCTTTGCGGAGTTCCTTTGTAATCTTTGACCTGAACTCCAGCGTCCGTGAGCGCATCAGAATTAGCCGCATCAAGCTTCACCGTGATGGTGTACTTGTCTGTGCTCTTTCCCTGATAGGTGTCAAACTCTTTAAGGTTGCAGAACGCCACCTCCCCCTCAACATACATTGTCTTCATGGCTACTCTCCCATTTTCACTTTGATTTGCCGTGTATTCGACGTTGATCTAAAGTCATTAATGTCATGACCACCGGCTAAAAGGGCGGCGTCACCTCCAACTGCCTCGAATGCCCTGCGGTATTCAAATTGAGGTCTGCGCTGAATGACTTGAACCTTGACGACACCGTCAGTTACGTTCTTCCCGCACTCATCAGCGACTAATTTTTTTGTGTCGTTGATTGTCTGATCCAGCACCGAAATCTTAGCGAGCACTTCGGCATTATCTAACTCAAGCTTCGCCTTTTCGGTCATTGCCGCAGACAGGATCGACAGCGACTCATTCTCGACCACCTCGTAAATGTCCTGCGCAGACTCCGTATGCTTTTTTCTGCGGGTCGGACTGTCGTGCTCTTCATGGATGAACTCATGCCACTCCGTATACAGGTCAATTCGCGGCACAGTTCCCGCTTTAGGAACAGGCAGAAGAGATGCTGATAGATCCTCATGAAGCCACTGGTCGTCTCTGTGCAGGCGCTCGATGTTGTACTCAGGATGCGCATCAGCGTGAGGAGAGAGGTAGCAGATAAAGTCCAGCCAATCCACCTGACATACCTCCATGACCAATTGGCACTGGCGCAGGTACATCTTCTTCTTCTCATCGAAGACGGAGTAAGGCGCTTTGGTGAAGCGCGGGTAAGGGCACTTGATTTCTATCGAGCCATCGAGACCTACTAAGCCGTCTGGTGATGCTCCGAGAAACTCGTACATTGGATGCACGACAAAGTCGGTTTCATCGACGACGACGCCATACACTTTCTCGTACCACGCTTTCGCGACTGGCTCCATTTGCTGGCCGTGCTCGACGGCAGGGACCATCTTGAATTCTGATTCTGCTCCGGCGAGGTCTCTGACCATCGAACGTAGCAGGTCGTGTTGCTTCTGGTAGGGGTTACAGTTTTCTAAGACACCTACCGCTGTGCCTGAAATTTTTCCCCGTCTCTGGGCTAGCCACTCTAACGAGTCGGACCCTTGTTTTACCGCCCCCACAACATGGCCCTCCACATCCCGTCAAGCTCAGCAGTCCAATTGGCATACTCTCCCGCATGTAGGAATCCTAAAATTCCTTCCTCTGGATTGTTTGGGCGCGCGGAAAAGCCAGTCCACGCAAAACATTGACCCTCTAAATTTGTTCGAGACCATACCCGCAGTATTTCTTCCCTAAAAGAGCTAAACCACTCCACCGAGGGGCGCATTTTCATGTGCAGATGTTTGTTAACTTTCATCTCCATTTCCTTTCTTTTTTTAGTTCACTCCAGCGCCTATCAAGTTCGTCCATGTTTAATTTGCGACTCTTAAATGCACCCTTCACCTTTGTGTAGACAGCGCGGGCTTCCTTCTCAGTTTTTGCCTCCTGCAAATATGAGAAAAGCTCTTCTTCCTTAGACCGCTCTGGCTCGTTTGCCTTGCTGTCTTCGGCTTTGTTGAGCGCCTCCTTAACGACGCTCTTGGGTTCTGCGTAGGCATAGTTCTCTGGGTTGACCCAAAGATCCCAGCCAAGGCCAAGCTCTGCCATGGCGCGTGTGCGGCATCGCATCTTGGCGTTATGAATATCGTTTGCGTTGGGGTTGGGGTAGGCGGAACCTGTGCCGTTCGTCACGGCCTTCGATGCAATCATCGTGACATCACCGATGGACATCACAACTCGCACCTCGGCAGTGCCGTCTTTGAAGTAGAAAACCTCAAGGCCATCAGGATTTTCGGAGAAACTCCACTCGTACTCGGGGTAGTTCTCCATCATCAACTGATGGGCGTAAGTCCAAGGTAGGTAGGGAAGCATCTTCCCGTCTTCTGCCTTTGAGTGCTTTACGTAATCCTTGACCGGAATCTCCGATAGAGTCTCGAAGACAGACTTCTTATTGATAGGCATTCTCACTCCCTTGTTAAATAGGAGTAAAACAAACCTAAATGTGGGTGTCAACTTTTAATTAGGGTATCCGTATCCTAAAGCGACACATCGTTTTTAGTTGGTAAAAAACGGTGCCATCTGCTCTAGGTAGGCTTCGGCCCCCGCAGGATCGTCATATACTTTAGCGGCACAAAGCGCTTCCTGTTCGTTTGTAAGCGTCAACTGATTTGCCGTCTTCCACTCACGAACCGTAGAAAAAGATCGGACAATCTTTTCCGCATCGATGCCATCGCGAGGTCTTGACTGCCCGCTTACCCACCAATACGGGTCAACGTCGTACACGTCGCAGAAGCGAAACAAAACTTCCGGATCCCTTGGTAGTGAGCCGCGCATCCATGCGGCTACTGTCGCATCTGATACGCCTACTTCTTTTGCGATAGCCGTTTGAGCGCCGTGCTCCGCTATCCCGTGTCTTTTTAATACTGCCCTAAACCGCTCCGACCTCTGCTCCCTTTTTATTTCAGAGGCTTCGTCATTGATAGCCACGACTGGCATGGTTGTCTCCTTGGTCCGCTTGTGTGTTTTTTTTAAAGCTTCCGGCTAGTCGGTGCCGTCTGTCCGGACATTCTTTGAGATTAGTGGGAAAAAAACTTGATGTCAACTTATGGAATGGATTTTAAAGTTAGCAAAAGGTGACACTTGCTAAACTTTAGCTTCCCATTTAATATTAGCTATCTAGTTTTAATATGTCTTAGGGGATTCCAAGGTGCCGATATTAGAAAATCTAAACCAGTTCGTCTCCCGCTTAGAGTACTGTCGAGCCACTGGCGCAGATAAATACAGAGCTAGATGCCCTGCTCACAATGACAAGAGTCCCTCCCTAGACATTCAGATAGGCCGCACTGGCGCGATCATCATGATCTGCCGAAGCCACGGCTGTACGCCTAAAGATATCATGGAATCTGTCGGCATGTCTGAAAATGACCTGTTCCCCGACGATCCCTACACCCACCGCGAAGGATTCCGCAGACCCAAAAACTGGGTGCCCGAGGATGACGAGTTCATCGTCCGAATAGGTCTAGACCAGCCACGCAGTCAGTTCAGCAAGCAGGACTGGGAAAAGTTTCAGGCCGCAGTCAAACGCGAGTCGCGCCGACTGGATTGCAACGCGCTGGAGTTCTACAAGACACATGCTTGGAGCCGTGAAGCATGAAGTGGTTCAAGTTGTATACCGAACTCGCTCAACATCCCCGACTCCGAATACTTTCCTTTGAAGATCGCTGGCACTACGTCTCGCTGATGTGCGCCAAGGCTGACGGGACGCTGGATCAAGACAACGAGAAGCTCCGCGACCAGATGCTGTCAGTGCATTTGGGCCTGACTCCTGTCGAGATGGCGTCGGTCAAGGAGCGCTTAATGGACGTGGAGTTGATCGCTGATGACTGGGACATCATCAACTGGGATGACAAGCAGAGTGCAGACGCTACAGGTGCGGCTAGGAAGCGTAGGCAAAGAGCAAAGGGGAAGCTCGCTAAAGAACAAGAACAAAGAAACAAGAATATAAGAACAGAAAGTGACAGTCACGGGACAGTCACGGGACAGTCACGGGACAAAGACTTTACGGGCCGTGACTCAGGCCTACAGAAAGAGGAAAAGATCGAAGCAATCTGGAGGCTTTTCCCTAAAAAGGTTGCCAAGTCCAAGTGCGTCAAGAAGCTAGAAAGACTCGACATGGCCACGTTGGGGTTGATTGAGAAGGATCTCCGCGCCCGAGTTTGGAATCCCGATCCGCGCTACATCCTGAACCCAGAAACCTACATCAACCAAGAGCGCTGGATGGATGAAGTCTCTGCGCCCGAGCAGAAGGACGAAGAGTTTTATGTCTAGGAAGCCCACCGACAACGAGTTCATGCAACTCGAAGACTTGGACATCAACTCCTCGCTGGAGGGATTCCAGAATGTCTACACGGCGGGAGAGTTTGCCGATCAAGTCAGCGACCTCCGCGAGAATGGCGTCAACGGAGATGCGTTCTTTCCATTCTGGGATAGGGACGGAGACAAGTTCGCACTGCGCCCTCGGGAACTAACGATCCTGTTCGGCACCCGTGGCTCATACAAGTCAACGGTCGCCAATTACTTAGTCGCTGACTATGTGATGCACAAGATCAAGGCGGGGTACATCAGCTACGAGATGGACACGCCATATCTTCTGAGCCTCATGTGCGACCAGCTTGCGAACGGTGAGCCGACAAAGCCCTACGTCCAGAAGTGCTTATCCCTGCTAGATAAGTACCTGTATCTCGTCAACGAGATGGTTGATAAGCCACACGCGGCAATCGCCAAGGCGGACTACATGCTGAAGCAGGGGTGCAAGTTGATCGTACTGGACTGCCTACAGCGCATCTCTATGCCGATGAATGATCTCAACCTTGAGCGTGACTTCGTTGTCGAGCTTACGAATTTAGTCCGAACTCACGACGCTCACCTAATCCTTGTTCACCACTCCCGCAAGACTGGTCACTCAGATGGGGATAACCCCCGTCCAGTCATAGACGATCTGAAAGGCAGTGGTGGTCTTGCTGATAATTCGATGAACGTCTGTGCGGTATGGAGCAACAAGAAGAAAAAAGACAGGCAGTTCTGGCTCGCAAACGGAGCCTCTCCTCGCGATGAAGACCTTGAGCTTATGGCACAGCCGGACGTCACGTTGATGGTGAAGAAGCAAAGGCTGTCGGGGTTTGAATCGAATATTGGGCTGTGGCGCACCGATGCCAGAGCCTTCCACACCAAGAACGGAAAGCCATTCGTTTATCGACCGGAAATGGAGGAGTGATGGAAGAAGAGCGCTACGCAATGAAGATTAGGGAGGCTGGCGAGCAGATGCGCACGGCAGAAGAGAAGATCGCTCGGGCAGAGGCAATGGAAAAGATGACCTATGCCAAAGCGATGCTGGAAGCGGAGTTGGAGGGCAACAAGACTGCCGCCGCCCAAATGAGATTCGCCGATGAGCGAGGTGACGTTTACAACGCTCGACTAAACAAAGGGGTTGCGAAGGGAATGCTCGCGGCGGCAAAGGCTGAGTTCAGAGCCTGCGAAATTGAGTTCGAGCAATGGCGCTCGGAGAAAGCAAGTAATCGCCTAGAGAGGAGGGCATACAGCGCATGAGAGAAGAGAGAAAGGCAGTGACGTGTCGGCTGAATACGAGGGCGCTCAAGTCATTACAAATCTTGGCACGGAAACAGAGGAAGCCGCTCAACTCGATCCTGATTGAGGCCATCAACGAAGTGCTGGAGAA